CAGGAGTCCCTCATCAATCAAATGTCTTCGATTGTCCAATCGCTCTTCAGCGACTACGGCCCTCAATCCTCTGGCAACAAACCAGATTGGCTAAAGAAAATGAAGCGTGCACTATATGACTGGAAACTCGTTATTAACAATCCAGGATTTGCACACATCTCTCGCGTTCTATCTCTCCTCGTTACTTTAGGAGTTATCGATAATGTCTCAGTATCACTGGGACGATTCGAAATTTTCGCGGTAGAAGCTCAGAAAAGTCATGTAAACGCAATTGATCTTTCTGATGCAATTATCGACACAGTGTGTTTTTTCGCCGAAGGCGGTTACACATGCTTTGTAACAGGGTCCATAGCTCCCTTACTCTTTTCAACTCCAAAACTAGTGGAGATGGAAGAACAGTACTTAAAAGCTATGTCCGACTGGGAACATGCCCGCAATGGCAACCTCGGTAGGTTTTCCGATTCTACGGAACAAAAATTCGACTATGACATCAAACATCTAATTGAAGAGTTCCATGACTTATACAAGACCACACCCGCAGGTACAGAGAAAAAGATCATCTTACAAAGATGGGAACAACTCTCGAAAGTCTACACCGAATTTACTTCCACGCGCATTGCTGGTGGCTTACGAAAGTCACCATTCTGCACAAAAATTTACGGTGATTCAGGAACAGGTAAATCAACCTTCGCAGACATTACTATGTCAGCAAGCCTGAAATCAGTCGGGGCCGAATGTGGTCCTGATTTCATCTGCACATTGAATGAAGCAGACAAATATATGTCAAATTATCGCTCATACATCACAGGTGTTAAACTAGATGACCTTGGAAACGCAAAAAAGGAATTCTGGGAAATGGCTCCATCGGAGTCAATCATTAAACTCGTCAATAACGTAAAGGAATATGCCGTTATGGCTGACCTCGCCAATAAAGGTAAGATATCAATCGAACCTAATGCGGTGACGATTACGACCAATGTGGAAGAACTCCACGCCGGTCTTTCGTCGTATAATGCGATGTCGGTTCTTCGCCGATGTCACGTTCATGTTGAGCTCAAGGTACGTCCTGAGTTCTTAACCAATAACCTGCTAGATACTGCTAAAGTTCTAGACAAATACGGTAGCATGGATAAGCTTAACGACATCTGGTTGATCACAATGAAAACTCCTATTGGAGATGGACCTCGTGGTCAATCATTTTCTCATTATGATATCATTCACAAAGACATTTCTATTACAGAATATGTTAATATCATTGCTGAACTATCCAGGAAGCACAATAATGAGCAAGAGAAGGTAGTTGTAGCATTTACAGACCCGTCCAACATTGTGAATCTCTGCGAAGAGTGCAACAAGTGTATGGAAACTTGTAAGTGTACACCCTCAGTGGCAGCTACTGTGGAATCTGACTCCGAATCAGATGAAGAAGAGGATTATGATCCTCAATTCGGAGAACGCCTCGCAGGACATCTTGTCCGCAGAGGAAAATCCTATGGACACAAAATCCGTTCTGAACGTTGCGTGATCGAGACTAATGTTGAAGATCTCGCTATAGAAGGACTTGTAAAGGGACTAGAAGCATTCGAGAAATCACCATACTCCTCGTGGACTTCTTATATCCCTGAACAATGGATGGACAATAACTTTGTTAAGTCTAATGTAATGGCCTATGGCCATGATGTCATTGGACAAGAAGTGTCTAGATATGTCAAAAGGATGTGTTTCGTAAATGGAGCAGCAAGCCTAGGAGTCTACAAACTCTTGGGAACTAAATGCGCCATACTATATGCCGGTCTAAGTGGAATTTACCACATGCTGACAATAGGAGCTGTAGTAGAAACAAAGAAAACCGCGTTTTTCGATAGGCTAGTCGAAACGCGTGGCACATTACCGGAGCTTTTCAAAACAATCCGGGATAAACATGTGAAATATGCTTGCTTAACATTTGCAGCATTAGGCGCACTATATGGTGCAGCCAAAACATTCAAAGCCATCAAAGCGAATTTATCAGTCCAGGGAAAACTAAATCCCAAGTCTATTGACGATATTCGTAAACGTGATATGGAATCCAACGTATGGAAGGTTCCAGAAGTCACACCTTTATCTCATAAGGGAAGCTTTGTCAATCAACGCTTCGCCTCCAACTCGCTTAAATCAGCACAACACATTGTTGATATTGGGGGCCACTATAGTGGTGCCTTTTGTGTACGATCTAAATTCTATTTGATTCCAGGACATTTACTGCCTACGGAAACAGATGAGATCGCTATCACTTATGCTGGTGGAACTGAAAGGAGTTTGTTAGACCCTAAAAAAGTTTACAGACTACCAAATACAGACTCAGCAATGATATATGTGCACAATGCACACCCATCCAAAGACATGCTCAAACATTTTGAAAATGATTATGTAAGACATCCAATTATGGCAACTTTACATGGCATGACAGCAGATTTGGAGCAGTTTACTGCATCAACCTGGTGGCACCACACGAATGGTGTTTACAATGGAGCTGAAACATTTCCAGGGGCATTTTATGACCTCAAAGACACGGAAACTTTCGAAGGGATGTGTATGTCACCCAT